TAATACCCTAGTTTTTGATCTACTCGGCGCCGTCGATTTTGAGGTCGTCCAGCCATTCGAGAGCGACGAAACTCGCCGGCGGGTTACGCGTGTCCCTACCCTGGACGGATCCGCGGCGATTAACGATTACGGGTATTCGGAAGCGGATCGCACGATCTCGTTTAAATGGGCGACAGTCTCGGCCGCGCATACCGCCCAGGTCGAGAGATTATTTAGGCTATACGCTAACGTGAGAGTGTGCCGGGGGGTGGATGTTTTTACTACGGTCCCCCAGGTATTTAAACCAGGCGTCGCGGAATGTTCGGCGACTTTTTTAGTGCTGAATAAGTCGGCGGAGTATGTGACGCCACCGGCGCCGACTCCGGTAGTTCCGCCCGGCCCGGATCCAGCATTACCGCCCGACCCCAGCCCAGGCGCCGCGGTCGGCAGTTTTACCAGCCTTACAGTTATTAACGCGGGCGTTATCACCAATACCCCGGACGGGACGTATAACTACAAAAACCCCGGTATTACAAACGGCGGCGGCCGCGGCGGTGCGGTAGCCCTGGTAATATCTGGCGGCGTGGTAACGTCCGCGACGCGCGTAGCGGGCAGAGGTAACGGCGGATATTATTACAGCGTCGGCGATCAGTTCGTCGCAGACCCGACAGGAAATAGCCAGTCGACCCACCCTAACCGGGCGGATATGGCTACCTACCCGATTCTACAAGTCGCCGCTATAAATACCGCGGACGCGTTACCCGCGTCGGATATGTGGGCGCCTGGCGGGGTGGCGCCGAAAGTCGAGGGGTCATATACGGCGCCAACGGCTACACAAACCGCATGGGTCCCGGCGACTAACGTACAGACCGGCGGCGCGACCGGGGTAATGCTCAAGCTAACAATGTCCAACGGGGCGTTACTTAATACCGTATCGGGTATAAATGCGGCCAATCCCAACGCGAGAAGGGCGGCGGCTACCAGCTACGAGCCAGGCGACGAGCTCGCTCTCGATCTATCCATTTTCGGAGTGACAAACATAACGACGGCGCCGGTGTGGCGCGTTAGATATCTCAATCCGCCATTTTTATACGACGCCTTTCCCGGTTTTGGCGGTTACGTTAACCGCGTTAGTTGTACGGTATTGGGCACTATGTCAGGCGTCCCGGACGACCTATATACATCGGTGGCCGAGGTTTCTAATTCCGGGTCGGGCTCCGGCGCGCTATGGGCCGTGCGGACTATCGGTAACGCCGTTAACGGCGCTAACGCCGTGGGTATATTTGGGTTCAATTTCGGAAACGCTAATTACGCCGCCGGGGATACCATCGTTTTAAATTTAGCCGCGGCAGTTCCAGGCGGCGCGTCGGTGTCGGTCAATCCGACTATTGTAGTTACCTATTGCGAGATCGACGAAGATTAAAAGCGCCCGTATTTTACAGGCGCAAAAAAACAGAATAGAGGGCGGTTAAATAATGACAACACAGACAAGACTAGACGCCTACCTGGCGGCCGAGCTCGAGATTTTAAAGGGCCAAGAGATCCGACACGGCGACAAAACGCATAGAATGGCGGAGCTCGAGCAAGTCCGAGACATAATCGAACGACTAGAGGGTAGGCTAGCGAGAGAGGCCGCGAAGGCCGCCGGCCTGAATTTACGACACAGCCTCGCCAATTTAAACCGAGGGGGCTAATGTGAATAACTTAGATAAATTAATCGGCTACTTTTCACCAGGCGCGGCGGTAAAACGTGAGGGCGCCCGGAAGGTCCTCGGCTATTACGAAGCGGCGGAGCCCTCGAGGATGAGGAATTTTTATCGCAGCCGCGGAACACAGAACGAGCTAATGCAGCGCTCGGCCGTGGCAATCCGGACACAGACCCGCCACCTAATACGAAACCACGACCTAGCCCGCGGAGCGCTCCGGACCCTGGTTAATAATGTCGTGGGTGCGAAGGGGATCGGAGTCGAGCCCCAGCCTAGAAATAACGACGGAGAAATTAACGACGAGTACGCGAAAACCCTATCGACACTATATCGGGAGTGGTGTCGTAAGCCGGAAGTAACCCACCAGCTCAGTTATAGCAGGGTACAGCGCGCCGCGGTCCGGGCGTGGGTCCGGGATGGGGAAATTTTCGCGCAAATGATACAGGGCAGCGCCGCCGGGCTCGATCACGGGTCGACCGTGCCATTTTCTCTCGAATTATTCGAGGCGGACCTAGTACCGTTCGATCTAAATTCGGAAGTCGATAAAATAGTCCAGGGGGTGGAGCGTAATCGATGGGGTCGCCCGGTCGCGTTACACGTTATACAGACCGAGCCCTGGAAAGCGTCCGCCCCGGCGCGCGCGAATACGACGCGGATCCCGTGGTCCAGAGTTTTACATCTCGCCTCGATGGACAATATCGGCCAGGTCCGAGGAATGTCGGAGTTCGCCAGCGTTATACAGCGCCTCGAGGATATTAAGGATTACGAGGAGTCGGAAAGAGTCGCCGCGAAAATTGCGGCAATGTTAACGGCCTACGTTAAAAAGGGCTCGGCCGATCAATTCGACGCGACCGCAGTAGCCGACGCGGACCGCGAAATAAAATTTCAGCCGGGAATGGTAATCGACGATCTACAAAGTGGCGAGGAGATCGGCCTAATAGATTCGACACGGCCTAATAGTAACCTCGTTAAATTTAGACAGGGCCAGCTACGCGCCGTCGCCTCCGGCCTGGGCGGTAGTTATTCGTCGATCAGTAAAGACTATAACGGGACATATTCGGCCCAGCGCCAGGAGCTAGTCGAGCAGTGGATTAACTACGCCGTTTTAACCGACGATATGGTATGTGATTTCGTACAGCCTACCTGGGCTAAGTTTGTGGAAACGGCCCACCTATCGGGGGTGGCTCGCCGCCCGGCGGAAGTAATCGAGGATACCGCGGCCGACGCGTTTTTCGTCGCCCAGGCCATGCCGTGGATAGATCCACTAAAAGAGGCGCTCGGATCCGAGGCGCTAGTTAAAGCGGGTTTCGCGTCCGAAATCGAAATGATACGACGAAGGGGCGGAGATCCGCGCCAGGTTATGGAACAGATCCAGAAGTGGAGAGAGGAGGCCGCCGAGCGCGGGCTCGTTTTCTCGAGTAACGAGGCCGCATTACAAGCGGCGACAATCGCCAGCGCCACCGAATAGAGGGTTAAAATATGCCAGCATCATCAGCAGCGACCGCCGCGGTTTCAAATATCGCCGGCGCCCGCCAGGCCGCGATCGACCTGGCGGAAGGTTTATCCCAGGCGACGCCGTGGCTAAAAAACGCGCCGATCGTGTTCGACCTTGATTTTTTAACCGAGGTAATCGAGATAAAACTCGACGAAATCAGGGCCGCCGGGGGTGGCGTTTCGGATTTCGTGGAGCAAGTCGGCCAGGTACGCGCCGAGGCCGAATCGAAAGGCGTTATTTTCTCGAGCTCGGGGGCGGTCCTCGAGCAAATGGCGGGCGCGATTTACGCGGCCACAGAATAGGCGGGCGTTTTATGACAGTCCCGACAGCGCCGACCTATGGAGTATCTACCCTAGTCGCGGTACAGACCGCGGTACTAGCAAAAATAGACGCCGCGATCGGTGGGGGTAAGGTGCGAATGCGGTCGGCTACAGATCAGCTACTCGTTACCATCCCGCTAACAGATCCCGCCGGGACCGTTTCGGCCGCGGGTGTGTTAACACTAACCGCGGCCGGTACAGACACCAGCCCGATACTAGGGACGGTCGCCTACGCAGAGATCACCGACGCGAGCGACGTCGTAATACTCTCGTTACCGGCCCAGGCCGGGACGGTCGCCGTATCGGGTAAACTCGTTATAAACACGCTCGATGTGGTCCCCGACGCAGTGTTTACGCTTGCTACGATAACAATAGGCCCCTGATATGGCGGATCCGATTCTAACCAATGTCGTAATGTGCTCGAATTTTATCCAGGAGGTGAGCTCGACTTTTTATCGTTCCGAAATCGATAACCAATTATGGCAAATGGTAAACAACGCCGAGCTAACGACAGCACAGACAAAATTTAGCAATACAACATTACATACTGACGGGGATACGGATCGGGCGACCTATGGCTCGGCGGCCGAGTTTGC